AGACATTACTTGATTATGAGCATAATAGAGGCGATGACTTTTCTTACACTATAAAAAGGGCGAAGACTAAAATAGAGTATGGGGTGGAATTGAGAAGTATTGAAAGTGGTAAACCTGTTGGGGCTATTTTTAATTTAAAAAACAATTTTAAACGCTGGAATGATAAGTCTGAACTTGAGTTAGGCGGCTCACTATCAGAAGTACCGCAGGCACAGATTAATGTTATAAGTACTAAAGTTCATAAGGACAATAATATTGAAAAATAGAATACTTGAATTTTATATAGACTACGCAAAACTTTGCATTAAGCATCGTATTGCAGTAGTTAGTGATTGCCAATACCAAGTTTTAGATATATGCGAAAGCAGTAAGGATGCTATGAATCATTTTAAAGATTTGGTTCAGAGTACTAATAAATACACAAAATACCCTAATGTTGGTTTAAGTGATATTGAGAATTATATTAACGATTTAATAAAAATAGAAAATGAAAAAAATTAGCATAGATTTAATAGATGAGTTTTTGCCTCTGTATACCGATAGATACCGTTATAAGATTTATTACGGTGGGAGATGTTCTGGCAAATCTACTTCTTTTGCACAAGCGTTGCTCTTATTAGCGAGGCAAAGAAACATAAGGGTATTATGCACTCGTGAAATACAGAATACCATTAAAGATAGCGTCCATAAGCTTTTGAAGGATTTAATTTTTAAGTATGAATTTACAGACTTTAAGGTAACTGCAGATAGCATAATAAATGTGTTAACCGGTTCAGAATTTATATTTAAAGGGCTTAAAATGAACACTAATGAAATAAAGTCCATAGAGGGAATAAATATTTGTTGGGTAGAAGAGGCGCAAGCGGTATCATATTCAAGCTGGAGTACTTTATCCCCGACCATAAGAAAGGGCAGAAACAAAATAAGTGAGATATGGGTTAGCTTTAATAGGTTTAGGGAAAGAGACCCAGTTTATGAAAAATTTGTTATGAATCCTTTACCTAATTCATTAGTTAAAAAAGTAAATTACGACGTTTTGGAACGTGCGGGTCTGCTCACTGATGTTATCAAGGAAGAGATTGAATATGACAAAGTTAATAACCCAGACCTATATCAACATAAATGGTTAGGAGAACCACTTAGTCAAAGCGATAACGCAATACTTAACCGTACAGATGTATTAGCTTCAATGGAAAGGCGGGTTAGTGATGAGGGTGCTATTGAAGTAGGTGTGGACGTGGCAAGACTTGGGGATGACAGGACCTGTTTTTATAAACGAAAGGGGTTAAAAATAATTGATTGGAAAGAGTTTAAAAATAAAAGAACAACTGAAACGGTAGATTTATTAAAGAATTTTATTAACTTCGATAAAAAGATTTTGTTGAAAGTGGATGATACAGGGGTCGGTGGAGGGGTTACTGACCAGTTACTTAATGAACAATACAATGTTATCGCTATAAATTTTGGAAGTTCGGCAAATGATAAAGATAAATATCCTAATTGTATAGCGGAGATGTGGTTTAATTTTAGGGATATGTTGTCTAAGGTCCAGATACCATACGATAAAGATTTATTAATGGAGCTTACAAGTCGAGAATGGAAGATGGATATTAAAGGTCGACGTTGCGTAGAGAGTAAAGATAACTATAAGAAACGTGGATTTAGAAGCCCTGATAAAGCAGATGCGCTATTATTAGCTTTTTATAGTCCACCTCATATTAACCTTGATGTTTTTTGAGATAAATAATGCTTAAATTTTTACAAAAATATTTTAAAAAAAGTAACTCCGTAAGTAGATACTCATCTGCATTAATTAATGATTATTTAAGAGGTATTGGGTCTTGTGATGGATATTACGAAACTGTGATATCAGAACAAAGTACTTTATATAAAAATGTTGCCCCTTTGGCTACTGCTATCGATAAGATATCAAATGAGTTTAAAGGTATAAATCCATATTTAGAGAATTTAATAACGGGTGAATTTACATCAGATTCTCCTATAATAAATTTACTTAAAAACCCAAATGTAGATACCACTCAAAAAGAGTTAATGCGTCAGATATCATCTTTATTTGAAATACATGGTAATGTTTATTTGGTTGCAAGTGCCTTAAACGAAGTGTCTGAACCAAAAGAATTAACTGTTATAAGCCCTATTGATATAACAATTCATGAGAATCAAACAGACGGATATCCTGATTACTATAATTATAATTCGTGTGCGGGAGTGTTAACTTTTTATAGGAGAGAATTTAAGGACAAATTTAGATATTTTACTATAGATGGTATGCGTGAACTTTGGCATATAAAGAATTTTGGCGTTGATAACATTAAGCTAGAAGGATTTAGCAAAATAAATTCAATTTATTATAAATGCAGACAGTGGTTACTTGGCGGCATGCACAATATGTCCATGTTAGAACGTGGGGCTAGAATATCACTTTTAGTTAGTATGGATGGGAATATAAGCTCTGACCAGAGAGAAAAAATTAAAGCAGAACTTAATAATAAATATACTGGTGCAGAAAACTCTGGCAAAATGATGCTCTTAACTGGCGGCACAATGAATGTCAAAGAAATGAGCCAAAGCAATAAGGATATGGATTTCATTAACTTAGAATTACAGTCAGAAAAATCTATTTATTCAAAATATGAAATACCTTTACCCTTGGTACAAACAGATAAGCAAACGTTTGATAATTACAGGCAAGCTGTAAATGTATTCTACAATAGCGTTATTTTACCACTTGCAGATAAAATTTATGAAGAGTTAAGTATATTTCTATTTCCTAGATATAAGATTGACGTTAGTAAGTTTTCTTTAGGATATAATAAATCAGAAATATCTGGGTTGGAAACTCAAACTTTATCCAATTTAAAAATTCTTAAAGATACTGATATTTTAACTAGGGACGAATTACGTTCTTTAGTTGGTTATGGGAAGACCACAGACGGTGATGTGTTATATATTCCTGCTAATTTAATACCTGCGGGAACTACTATCCCTGATTCGCAGAAAAAAATAAGGGAATATTTGAGTAGGCAAAAAAACGTTGATGGCAGCAAATCATTTTCTGATGAAGATATAGAAGATGCGATAGAACGGAGCAATGATGCCCTTAGCAAATAACGATTCGGAAAGAAAAAGGCAAGGCGCTATAGATACCGCTAAGAAAATGCGGTTAGAAGTACCTTTTGCTAAAGATATCAGGCGTATTGTTAAAGGGATATCAGATGACTTTTATAATGAATACATACGCAGTGGCGTTATTATAGACGTAAATGCTTATTATGATGACATTAATGCTGCACTAAAGAAAAACTATAGAAACATAGCAAATAAATTTAAGCGAAATTTGAGAACAGATAAAACTTCGGATTATGACAATAAAGGCGTAAATGAAAATATAGATGCAAGATTAAAGCAGTACATAGATAATCATTCTGTTAATCAAACTGAATTAATATTAAATACCACAGATGAATTATTGAAAAATGATTTAGCAGACAGCATTACTGTTTTATCAGAAAGCGGTCAATCGCTTACAAATGAAAATGTGGCTGATTTGACATGGAAAAAGAACTCTGCACGTGCTGCTGGCAGAGCTAATATAATATCTGAAACGGAAACTCAAAATATGGCTGAAACAACAAAGCAGACCGAGGCCGAGGAATCATCAGTAGCAGGTATAATTTTAAGCGGTATTGCTATAACAGCAGCGGTACTCAAGAAAAGATGGAACTCTTTTTTGGATGAGAAAACACGTATTAATCATGCAATTTCGGATGGTCAAGTTAGAAAAATAACAGAACCTTTTATGGTTAATAATCAATTGCTTATGTACCCTGGAGATAGTTCTTTGGGTTCAAGTGCTGGAAACGTTATTAATTGTAGGTGTTGGACGACTTACGAAGTCTAATTTTTTGGAGATGATATATGGATATGCAAAGAAAAACATGGACGATACAAGATTTTAAAGCAGTAAATGAAAACGGAAAATTAATTATAAGTGGATATGCCAATACAAAAAATAAGTCCGACAGGTATGGAGATGTCCCAACGGTATTAACGGAAAAACGAAATTTTGTTTATGATTTAGCAGAATTTAAAAAAAATCCAGTAATGCTTTTAAATCATAATAATAAAGTTGAAAGTATTGCAGGTAGTTTTTCAGATGTATGGGAAGATGACAAAGGTTTATTTGTAAAAGGCGTTTTCTCTGACAGTGGTTTAGCTGAAATAAAACATGCAAGACAGGTTTATAGTGAAGGCCATGCTAAAGCATTGTCTATAGCTGGTAGATTCTTTTTTGAAGATAAAGAAAACCCTAATAATTTAACTTTGGCAGAAATATTTGAAATATCACTTGTAGCTATTCCTGCAGATAGTGATGCTTTAGTTAGTGCCGAAAGAAAATGTTTGGAAAATTTACAAAAGAGAGGTGTTGTAAAAGATTGTTCAACTGTAAAGGAAAATTTGACTGTTGAAAATTCAAATAAAACAGTACCTTCTTACCAAAATTTCGCGTTATCCGAACGTGATAAAGAATGGGACGCGTCTGAAGCCGCTAAAAGAATAAGACAGTTTACTGATAGCGTAGACTCCCCTTCTGAAAGCTATAAAAAAGCATTTTTTTATTATGATGCTGAAAATCCAGATAAGTTTGGAGCATACAAACTACCTTATGCAGATATTGTAAACGGTAAAATGGTCGCAGTATTTAGAGCTTTGGCTGCAGTATCAGGACGGCTTAATCAAACGCAGATACCACAATCAGATAAGGATAAAATAATAAGCCAAGTGAATAAGTATTATGTAAAAGCACGTCAGCAGTACGATGACCCTAATATCGAAAGTCCTTTTGAACGTGAAATGACTCCTCAAAATTACAAAGAGCTAAATATAATATTAAAAGATAAATTTGACTTAGGTAGAAAAAGAAGGGAGCAAGTAATAGCAGTAGTTAAAAAAGCTTTGTTAAATGATGATACTTTTTATAAAGAATTGCTTAATGAAAGGTATCCGAATCTAATGGAAGACATTAAAAAAATAAAAAATGTTTTAGAAAAGATTGGTTAGTGAGTAACCAGTCTTAACGGTATAACTTCTAAAACTAAAATTAAATTGGAGATAATAAAATGGAAGAAAAAGAAAAGCAAAATATTGAAGTTAAAGAAAAGGACGTTAACGGGCTTGTAAAGGAAGTTCGTGAACTTGCCGAAAAAAAAGAAAAAGACGTTTTAGACAAGGAAAAAGAGGCAAAACTTGATGTTGCTTTAGATAAGTATGAAAAGAAAAGCGAGCAGTTATCCAAACAAATCCTTGATGAAAAGGAAAAAAATGAGAAGCTTGCCGAAAAAGTAGAAATATTTGAAAAACAACTTTGCCGATTGCCTGCGTCTGGTAAAAATGGATTAAAATTGGACGAAGGTAAAAAAGCATTTAGTCATTTTGTTAAAACTGGTGAAATTACTGAAGTTGGTAAAAAATATCTTCGCACTGACAGCAATCCTGATGGTGGAGCATTGATAGAATATGAGGCAATACCCGACCTTATAAAAGATATTACAGAGATATCTCCAGTCAGGCAGGTTGCACGAATAGACCGCACTTCAAACATTGGGGTAAATAGATATCAGCGTACCTCTTTAGTCAGTGTATCTATTCCTGGCGAAGGAAACGCAGCAGTCGAAAGCAATTCTAAATATAAGAACCTTGCAATTCCTTTATTCGAAATAATGGGTGAAGTTAAAATAACCAATGCCGCTGCAATGCAATCTGGATTCGACTTCGAAATGGAAGCCCGTAATGACCTTGTGGAAGCTTTTGCACAGTTTGAAGGTGAAAAGTTTGTAAAAGGAAATGGAAGTAATGAACCGCAGGGTTTTATGACTTCCAGTTTGGTTACATCTAGAAATACCGGTGTGGCAGATGACCTTACTTATGACAACATAATTGACCTGACTGGCGACATCAAGACTGGATATAGTCCTGTTTTTGGATTCAATAGGACAACAAGAGCTAGAATAAGAAAACTCAATGACGGACACGGTAATTATCTTTGGGTTGCCGGAAATTTAGCTGCTGGTATTCCTAATCAAATTGAAGGATATAATTATTTTGAAATGCCTGATATGGATAATATCGGTGCGGGACTTTATCCTGTTGTCTTCGGTGATTTTAGACGTGGATATAACATAGTCGAAGGGTTACAGATGAAGGTACAACGTAACCCATTCAGGACAAGCGGTTTTATCATAATTGAAATAAGCCGTTTTGTAGGCGGTAATGTTCAGACTGGCGAAGCACTGAAAAAATTAAAATGCTCTGTCTAATAAATTAAATAATGGCGAGGTGATTAATTTTGCCTCGCCATAGAAAGTAACTTTAAGGAGATTTAAAATGGCGAAAAAAGATAGCAAGACAAAGTTTGATTCAAAAGTAGCTCTTAATACTCAAGCGATATCCAGTGATACTACTACTAACGGGGTGAAACTTGACTTGGCTGGTTATTTAGGTGTTACGTTTGCAATGACTGCAGGTGCGGTATCCGCAGGAGACGTTACCATTCTAATTGAAGATAGTGCAGATAACGTTAACTTTGCAGCGGTTGTAGACCAATTCCTAATAAGTACGGAAGGGACTTTGGACACTGCCAATACTATTACTTCCGTCGGTTATGTAGGCAAGAAAAGATATGTTAGGGCAAGTGTCGTAACTGCAAACTCCGCAAACTTAACAGTCGGTGTAACTGCATTTATGGAGCGCATGCGCACTGATGATTTAGTCTAAGCAGGTGATAATAATGATTAAATTACTTAAATTCCAAAGATGGAATATTAAAGGCACAATCACCGAGTTTAATGAAGGACAGGTGTTATCAGAGGATAGTTTACCTGAACGAACCGTGTCCGATATGTTAAGACTTGGGTATGCCGTAAAAGTCAATGAAAAATTAGAGGTGTCTGAATCTAAGAAAGTTGAAGATGTTGACAATAAAATTGTTAATAAAGATGATATTTCTAATAAAAAACTTGGCAAAAAGGGCAGACCTAAAAAAGGAGTTAAATAATGGCAAATGTAAAGAATTACTTTCAGCAGCCACGGGGTACTAACGAAACTGATAACGTTGCCCAGTTTGGGGGTACTGTTCATTTCACTGGAACTGTTACATCCACCGTACCAACACAGTCTTCAGTAACCCCTAATGCCCAAATAGTTACGGCTACTTTAGCTGAAATAAATGCAGGCAAGGAACTTATCCCTGCCATCACTGGTAAGAAGATAAGAATACTTGATATAGATGCAAAAGTAAGCGGAAACTTCGCTACGGGGACATCGGTTGAGGTAGAGGATAGTAACGGTACTCCTGTCGTGGCATTGCAATATGCGGTAGCGGCATTGACAGATGGTGCTTTTCTGGAAGCTGACACCGCTAACGTAACCATAGGCGCAGGTTATATGGCTGACCTTACGATAAGTAAATCGTTGAGAATTGAAAAGACTGGCAGTGATTTTACTGGCGGGACTAGCATTACTTTAATGATTTCTTATCAGTATGTTTAATTAAATTAATGGGAGTGTGGTATGTTTTATAACTGTTTAAAATATAAAGATTATCAATACAAGACGCTTGCGAGACCTTCTACGCTCCCATTATCTTTATCTAATGTTAAAAGTTTTTTAAAGGTAACAACTAATACGCAGGATGATTTGATTTCTACAATGATTCATAGCGTTGTTAATTATGCTGAAAATTTTACGCATAGGGAATTTATAGTAAAACAATTTAGGACATTCAGGGATTGCTTATATTTTCCTGTTGAATTAAGAAAATCTCCTTTAGTACAAATAGACAGTATACAATATTTAGACGAAGATAATGTTTTACAGACTTTTACTAACACAAATTATTACAGTGATTTCAATAACTTTTATTCACAGATTTATTTAGAGGAATCAGCCAATATTTCAGGCATAACATTGTCCAGTAAATTGGATAATGTGCAAATAGATTTCTGGGCGGGTTTTGGAGTTCCTGTGGAAAGTTTATCTGGGAATGGAACAATAGTAACAGTAACTACAGAAGATAATCATTATTTCAGCACAAATGACGTAATAAATATAAGCTATGCGACAAATGCAGTATTTAATGGAAACTACAAAATAACAGTTACAGGCGATAAGACGTTTACGTATGAGAATACTACGAATGCAAGTGAAACGGCTAATAATGTTTTTGCAAGTTTTATTCCAGATGATTTGAAATTGGCAATGTATAACCACATTAACAGAATCTATCTTAACCGTGGGGATTGTGAAGCAGGTAATAAATCGGCATGTGATTGCAGTAGTCAAATGAATTTACCTGCAGAAACAGTACAGATATACAACATGTACAAAATAATAGAGGTAGGTATATAATGCCTCAATGTATAAAAATTAAAACAAAAAAACGTCAGCTTTGTACAGGTGATTTTGAGCATGAAATAACTTTATATGACCGTACCATAAGCACTGATAATGACGGTGATGTCGATTATGAATTGACTTTTGAAAATGGAATTTTTGCATGGGCAGCTATAGATACTTTGGCTAAAGGTTTAGACGTATTTGATGGAGCTAATTTAGTAGGTGTAGCTACTCATATATTTTACATTCAGCATATAGACGGACTAACATCTGAAAAATGGATTCAGTTTGATAGCAGAAATTTTGACATTTTGAGCGTGGAAAATTTAGACGAACGTAAAGAATTTCAAGCTTTATATTGTAATGAACGTGGCAATAACTCTTACAAGACTAATTTTAAAGGAAATCAATAATGTCGTTTGAATCAAAAGGTTTAAAATATTTATCAGCTTTATCTGGATTAGATAAAGAAATTAGCACAGGAATAAGATTCGGCCTTTATAATTTTGGAACTAAACTAAGAAAAGATATAAAAGCTGCTATTTTGAAAAAAAATAAGACTGGAAGAATTTACAATATTAGACGTGGAAATAGAAGGATAAGGCACAGAGCATCTGCTAAAGGTGAAGCACCTGCAAATTTATCCGGCAATTTAAGAGCTTCGGTAGGTTTTGAAGTCAAAGGCGTAGATTTGAAAATTGGATATAGGGACAAATCTTCTAAAGGAAATCCTGTGGATTATGGTAAAAGGTTGGAAGTAGATTTAGAACGAAATGCAATAGAACAGGCAATAAATGGTAACGCATCAGATTTTAAGGATTTTATTTTAAAAGGAATACACGGGAAAGTATTTAGAAAAATACAACAGGGAAGAAAATGAAAGCTGAAGAAATAATACAACAACTTAGGAAGACTCTACCGTTTTTAACTGATAGTTTTACAGACAATATCAGCATAAACAGCTTAACAAGAAGCGGTAGTACTGTAACTGCGGTGTCTGCATCTAATCATGGTTTAGATACTGGGGATTATGTATTTATTAAGGGGGCTTATAACCCTGTTTCAATAAGTTCAGCCACAAGAACAGGAACACAGGTCGTATGCACAACTTCTACGGAGCATGATTTAACACAAGGATTTAATTATGAAGTTTTAATAAGTGGATTTAATGAAACTGAATATAACGGAACAAAGAAATTAATTTCTGTAACAGATAGAAATACTTTTACTTACGAAGTGCAAAGTGGACTAAGTAATCAGCCAACTAGTAGTGGAATACTAAACGAAAATTTAAGCATATATTATTCAGATAGCTTAAATATTGGTTATAACGGTTATAAGCAAATAACAAAAGTAAACGATACTACATTTACGTACGTAATAGATAACACCCTTAATAGCCCTGCAACGGGTACTATCGTAGGAGCTATTAACCCGAGGATAAGCGGTGCAATAACTTTGGAAGTTGCAAAAGCAAGTTACGAAAAGCAAAGCAATGGTGATTTATGGGCTTTTGTTGTTGTTGAAGACGGCGTTGCGGGCAAGGACCGCCACACAGATAGCGATACTTCATACATAAACGAAAGAACAAATTTCTATCTTCAAGATTACGCACAGTCGTTTAGTATATATATATTCACTCCATGTAAAAATGAATATTCTGCAAGGGCTTCAAGAGATTTGATGACAGATATTAGAGCTAACTTATATAAATCGTTACTAACTTATAAAGCAAATACTGGATTTTCAGATTCAGAAAGATATGGCATAACCGCAGTAAGTGATAATTTTTCAGAATACAATCAATCTCATTATATACATAGATTCCAATTCGAGATGATGAGTTCTGTTTTAATTAGTGATTCATTTAACAGGTATAGTGTTGCACTTAGTAATATAACGGTTAAGACAAAGAATGATAATGACGTAGATGTAAAAATAGATGTTAAGGATTTTTAGGAGATAACATGCGAATAAGAATAAATAAAAGACTAAAAAACTATGCAATAGGGCAAGTAATAAATATTAACCCAAGTGATACATATTGGGTTAATAGATTAAAAGATGCCGAAATAGATAATTGCATAGAAGTACTAAAAAATAATGAAAGTAAATTTAAAAGCGAGGTAAAACATGGCAAATCAACAAATAAATAAGCCCACAATTACTAACTCATTGCTGGGTGCAGATTTAACACCTTCACTCGGGGAGCAGAAGGTATTGTTAGTAGGTCAACAATCTGCCTCTACTGTTCTAGAGAAAACACTAATAGAAAATTTACAAAGTGTGGCAGAAGTTGAATCCACTTTTGGAGTCCGTTCAGAATTGGCTGCAATGTATAGAGCTTTTAGGGCTATAAATACGGTTACCCAGGTAGATGCTATCGCTTTGGATAATAGTGGTACTGGGGTGGCTTCGGTTGGGACAGTTGCGTTTTCTGGGACTGCAGGGGCAAATGGGACTTATACTTTTATAGTCGGTTCTGCAGCGAATCATACATATACAATCAACGTAACCAGTGGAGACACTGCCACGGTAATAGGTGAAGCATTGGCAACGGCTATTAACGCTGATTTAGCTAATCCTGTTGGAGCGGTTAATTCTACCGGAACGGTTACGCTAACTTGGGTAAATAAAGGTACTATTGGAAACGATACTCATTTATCTTATGAAGGCATCGTAGATAGTGTAACTGTTGCCTTGACTGCTTTTGCATCTGGAGCAAATGACCCTACGGTAACAGGACTATATTCTGTAATTGGGGAAAAACGCTATCAAACCATTATAGCACCTGAATATGCGCAGTCAGAAACTTTAACTTTACTTGATGGAAGATGGAATATCGACAATAAAGTTCTTGACGGGATAATGATTTATGGTGCGACAGATACATTGGCAAATCTTAAAACAAAGCTTTCTAGTGTCAACTCTCAAAACCTTATAGTATTTGGTAATAAACTTGGAACTGCTAGTGATTTTAAGGGTTCAGAAACAGCAGAATTGGACCATGTAATAGCAGCTTCATTTGGAGCAATAAGGTCTTTAAGATTTACCGATGGGGCTAATTTGAGCGATATAGTATCTGGTAATGTTGGTGTTTTAGATAGAACTGGCGGTATACAGTCAGCATCTTTGCCTTATTTCAATTCCCCATTATCAAATATTTCACCTATAAAACCTTCAAAAGGTTTTACAGAAACTGAAATAGGTGAACTAAGAGATGCCCGTATATCTGTTATAGGTAATGACAGAGCGGATACTAGTGTTTTAGTCGGGGAATTAGTAACCGCATATAAAACTGATAGCGGCGGTAATCCAGACGACAGTTTTAAATTCCTTAACTTTAGGGATACGTATTCGGTAGCCGCAGAATATCAATTTAATAATCTTAAAGTTGATTACGCTCAAAGCAGGTTAACTCCTGGCGATTTGGTGGCAGGATTGACTCTTGCTAATGATGGCAGTTTTAGAGCTTCGATGATAAGATATTATAAAGATTTAACATCTTTTGGGATAACTCCAGCAGGAGCATCTTATCTTAACTTTTACGATACAAATCTTAGCATAAGTTTAGATTTGGCATTGCGAAAAGTTACTGCAGAACAAAAGATTCCTATAGTAACTCAATTAGGTACTATATCGATTACATCACGACTTTCATTTAATGTTGGTTAATAAGGAGAAATAAATATGGCGAGAGAAAATATAATTTCGTTGTCAACACCACAGGTTATTTTAAATAACAAGGTTTTAAATATAGTTCCAAATACTTTTAAATTTACCACTGGTAGAGGTGAATATACGCATAGAAGAGCTTCTACTGGCGGCAATGGAACAGTGGCCGTAATAAGCAAGAATGCGGAAACGTTTAAATCTATGCCTAAGTTTGAATTATTTCCTACAAAGGAAGACTTTGATACGATAGACGCTGCGAAATTAAACGTTGCAAATAATACGCTTAGTGCTTACGAAAATGGAAAGACATTCGTATTCACTAATTTCACCATAACAAATGACCCAGAATTTAATACTGGAAATGATGCGACCGTATCAGTTGAAGCAGAAGCAGACCCGATAAACGAATAGTGTGATGGGGAGATTATCCTCCAGTCTCCCCTAGCACAAAGGAGATAGCATGGTTGAGCAGATAAAAAGCGAAATAAAATATAAGTTAAAAGTTCCGTTTAAATATAGTACTGGCGGTTCTCAAAAGGATGCAAAGGAATTAGTAATAAAAGCTCCAAACAATGAAGTGGAAGATGAAATAATAAAGATAGAAGAATATCTTGGGAAAATAGACAATAAAATGCAGGAGTTGATTTTTTCAAAAATTGATATTTCTAAAATAGAAGATGTACAGAAGAAATTAACTGAAAAAAAGAAAAGCCATGATTTAAATATTGAAAAAATGCCTGAAGAAGAAAAAGTTAAGGGGGTTGTTAATTCCCTTAGAACAGCAGAGGGATTGAAGGATTGTTTAATTGCTTTTCGTAGAATACTTGAAAAAACATGCAAAGTTGACAACATAGAGCAATTCACTGATTACATGTACACACAGATAAATCCATCTGAAACAAGATATTTATTGGGGAAATATATTGTAAATTTTATTGGTGCTTCCCTGCAGGACTAAAAGCAGGGGGGCTAAATTTGCAAAGACTAAAGTTAGAAATTGTTGTTGCTAGCGAAGGCGGAATAGGTCTAGAGTATTTGGACAGAATGTCTATTCCTAAAATAATTGAAATTGCTAATACACTTGATTTGGTTTTAGAGGCCATAAATAGAAAGTTAAAAAAGGATTAATAGATGCCAGGTAATTTTAATGTAGCGTATACAGTTACTCTTATAGATAGATTTAGTTCTGCTGCAAAAAAAATGAATAGAACATCTATTCTTCTAAGACGTAATATCCGAGAAGCCGGCCAAAGTATTAAAAAATTTGGAAAAAGTACATATAGCGTTGGCAGAAGTTTAAGGAATAATGTAACACTTCCGTTGATGGGATTAGGTGCTTTGTCTGGGGTAGTATTATTTAAGTTTGAAACACAAATGAACAATGTTAAAGCCATAACTGAAAGCACAGGCGAGCAATTTTTAAAACTTAGAAATCAGGCAAGATTAATGGGGCGGACTACAAGATTTACTGCATCAGAGGCCGCTGCCGCACAAGCTTTCTTAGCCAAAGCAGGATTTAAGGTTAATCAAATATATTCTGCCATGCCGGATACGCTACAATTAGCAGCGGCTGCTAATTTAGATATAGCCACTTCTGCTGATATAGTTTCAAACGTAATGAAGGGATACCGTCTTAGGAATCAGGAAGTCTCAAAAGCTGTTGATGTTTTAACTAAGACTTTTGTATCTTCAAACACAGACCTGTCAATGTTGGGAGAAGCTTTTAAATATGCCGGACCTGTTGCTAAAGGATTCGGATTGAGCATTCAAGAAACGACAGCATTTTTAGGTCTACTAGGTAATGCAGGTATACAAGCTTCCATGGCTGGAACTACTCTTAGGGGCGCATTATCAAAGCTTGCTAGCCCGTCTAAAAAAGCTGCAAAAATGCTTGAGTATGCTGGCATTAAGGTATTCGATTCAAGTGGTAAAATGATGAAATTACATCATATTTTAGCAAAATTATCAAAAGCAGGAGCAAAAGCATCTCATATAATGGAAATATTTGGGTTAAGGGCAGGTCCAGGAATGATAGCTTTAGGTGCAGAAAGCACTAAAAGCATAGAAAAATTTATAAAAACTCTTGAAAAAAGTTCAGGTACAGCAAAAAGAATAGCAAAGACTCAATTGGAAGGATTACCTGGAGCAATGCTTCTAACTAAATCTGCAATAGAAGATTTAATTATCGCTTTAGGAGATGCAGGGTTAACCAGTGTAATCATTAAGTTTGCTAATTGGATTACAAAATCAGCTAATTATTTCAGCCAACTGCCACCAAAAACTAAAAAGATTATATTAGTTTTAACAGGGTTAGCTGCAATATTAGGTCCACTTATAATGCTTTTTGGTGCATTGGTGACATCACTTGGTATTGCTACTATTGGGTTTACAATATTTTGGGCTGCAGTTACTGCCCCAATAAGTTTAATCATTGGTGGAATAATGGCATTAATAGGATTAGGTGTATATCTTTATAAAAAATACAAACCTTTTAGGGATTTAATGGATAAGATAGCAAGTGTAATTTCTAAATTAGCAAAATTTAGCCCTTTAGGAATATTTAAAGGTAAGGGATTACCTGGGTTAGTTGGAACAGAGGAGCAAGGTAAAGCTCCTACTGGGTTAGCAGAAAAAGCTAAAGCGGATAAATCTATATTTCAAGGAAGATTAGATATCTTTGGCGCACCAAAAGGCAGTGTGTTGCAATCATTTACTAAGGGAAATATGCCTATGAACGTAGGTTTAAATATGGAAGGTGCATATTAATGTCATTTTTAAATATAAAAGATTTACAACAGGGGTCATTTAAAGGTGTTCCTTTTTTATTTGTATCTAGTACAGAAACAGGTGGAAGAAAAAATGTTTTCTATGAGTACCCGAATACCGATAAAAGAGGTGTTTCTGATTTAGGGTTAGACCTAGAAAGTTTTACTTTAACTGTTTATACTGCTGGTAGCACAAATTCTGATTATCAACAGAATAAGGATAGACTAAAATCAGCTTTAAGGAGTAAAGGCCCTGGTTTATTGGTGCATCCATTTGTAGGAAACATTAATTGTGCCGTAGAAAGTTATTCGCTAAACGAAAACTTGGAACATCTTAATAGGGCAGATTTTACTATAAGTTTTAAAAGGGTATCTGAACCGATAAAACCTGCTGCCACCAAAAACAACGTTCCAAAAATAGAAAATATTGCAGTTGATACAACAGAGAAAGTAAGCGAAGATATTGAAAATAACTATAGTGTATCTAATAATAATTTCACAAATTTTGAAGTAGCTAAACAAAAAGCTCAATCTATAGTTACTAAATTTGAGGAAATATCATCCAAAGTAGAGCAAAGAACAGAGGTATTCAATGATTTTGTAGTTACATTGCAAGAATTTAATGCACAGATAAATTCAATTATAGTTAAACCAACAATATACGCAAGTAAATTTAAGAATTTATTTGATAGTTTGAGGTTAATAGCTTCTGACCCTTCGGAGAGATTTTTAATGTTCACAAAATTATTTCAGTTTGGGGCAGAAGATGAAGTTATAGATACTAATACGACTTTTCAGGTGGAAAGAAAAGCAAATAATGACATTATTAATAATGCAGTTAATGCAGACTCAATATCTTATGCTTATGCCACTTTAAAAGAGGTGTCTTTTAGCAACGAAAGTGAGTTTGACAGATTTAACGAATTATTGAACGACCAGTGGGAGTACATGCAGGAGCAGGATTTGAATTTAGATGTAAGAGAAAATATTTTAACCTTACGTGGTGAAGCCAGTAAATACATAGATACGCTTAATTTACCTGAATTAGTTAGTATTAATACCATAGAAACTTCACCAACTTTATTGAGTTATCAATATTATGGAAGCACTGAAAGAGATAATGAAATATCAACACTTAATTCTCTAAAAGATTTTGGCATAATTTCTGGAGACATTACGATACAGGGTGATTTTACATGAATAAAATTTTTATAGAGGTAGATGGTGTTATATACGAAAATATCGTAGATATAAGAGTCCGCAGAAGTATGACTGAATTTTGCGGGGCATTTACTATGTCTGCGACAAACGAATCTACTAGCATTTCAGAGTTGCGAAATTTCCCTATAAAACCTAAAAGTAGGATTAGGATATATATAGACGATACCCCTGTTTTAACTGGATATATAGATAGTATTACCATTAAAGTGAGTGCGTCTGGTGGTTATGAATTGTCAATTAATGGAAGAGATATAACCCAAGACCTATTCGATAGTTCTTTGCAAGGAAATATTGAATTTAAAAATAGCATAAGTTTTAAAAAAATTATCGAAAGAGTATTAACCAATTTAGGTGCAACTGATATTAAGGTTATTGATAATGTCGGTAATTTGGATGATTTCAAAACTTCCGAATTGGTTAGTGGGAGTATAGACGAAACAGCATTTGAATTTTTAAATAAATTAGCAAAGAAAAGACAGGTCTTAATATCTACAAATGGGGAAGGTAATATAACCATATCGAGGTCTAGCACAGATAATGTAGGCGGCGAATTAAGGTTAACATTGGGTGATAATGAAAACAACATAATAGATGCCAGTAATCCTATTGATAATACAGGAAGATTTAATAAATATAATATTTTCTCTCAAGATAATATAAGTTCGGGGTTTGGTGATTTTCAAGATGTGGTTAATAAAGAGGCGAGTTCGACAGATGAAGAGATACGAGCTACAAGGATAATCAATATTATACCAGAGAATAGTTGTAATACCAAAGATTGCCAAAACAGGGCAATATGGGAAAGGAATTTTAGGAAAGCTAAATCAAATTCTGTTTCATGTACCGTAAAAGATTTTTATGCAGATGAAGAAAATAAAAAATTGTGGGAAGTAAATAAATTAGTTAATACTAAGATAGATTTGTTAGGCATATACACTGATTTTCTTATTAAAACTGTGGAATTTTCGCAAGGAAATAATGAGATAATTACCAGTTTAGAACTGGTAGATAAAAATGCGTACACTTTAGAATCTAATTTAGAGAAATTAAATATATTGCAAAGTGAGCAAAAGGATAGTTTATTCTAATGGCACTTGAACAGGTATTAAAACAAGAAATTAAGCAATTAAAATCTGCCCTTAAAAATGGAGTTAAAAGGGGTAAGATTAGTCTTGCTAGTAGTGATGACTCTAAGTTCCAATTATCCCAAATGCAATATTTTAAAAATAAGGTTAAAAATACACATATCGTTTTTCCTTATGGCATGGCAGCTAATCCTCCAGAAGGCGAAGATGCATTAATGTTTAATGTCATGGGACAGGAAGAAAATACCGCAGCGATTCCTTATGCGACTAAAAACAGATTTAAAGGATTGCAAAAAAAAGAAGTCCAGTATGGAAATCCATTTAGTAATGCAAACATGCTTTTCAGAAATGATGGTGTTGCTGCAATTAATGGAAGCTCTTTTGGTGGGCTGGTTAAGGTTATAGATTTGACTACTAAATTAAATAAATTAGTAACTGAATATAATGCACATACACATCCCGAGACCGGAAGTACTACCGGAGTGCCTACCACACCTGCCACATCTTTTTCTAAATCAGATTATGAAAATCAGAATGTTGTTCATGGAAGCGAGGGTACAGGTACTACTGGAGGTTCAAGTGGTGCAGGGGGCGGGGTGTCAGACCATTCGCTTTTAACAAAATTAGATTATGCAAGTTCTGGACATACGGGTTTCGAAAAATCATTGACATTCGGGAGTGGTTTAACCAGAGTAGGAGATAACATAAGTGTAAATCCTGCCGGAGTGGACCATGATTCACTGCTTAACTTTGTTGCCAATGAACATATAGACCATAGCGGTGTAAATATAAATACAACAGCTCCTTTAACTGGAGGGGGTGATATAGCATCGACACGTACTATATCAATACCAAAGGCCACAGGAAGCGTAGATGGGTATTTAGATAGTGCAGACTGGAATACATTTAACAGTAAACTAAGTGTT